TATAGTAGGAAACTACCAATGAAAAACGTATACAACTTAGTCCCTGACATTTACAAACTAATGGAGACAAAAGAAGTATCTGACGATGTGGACTTTGACGCTTGTGTTGAGAAGTTCGGAGAGAATGTCAAGGAACTCATGCGTAACGAGTTTGGCGGAAAAAAGAGGGACGGACGTAAGCTACGTATGTCTAACATAGGACGTGACGACCGTTACCTCTGGAACGTCTACAACGACGTAGAGAAGTCTGACGACATTCAAGGACACACCTACGTTAAGTTTCTGTACGGCCACTTGATAGAAGAGATGTTGTTGTTTTTGACTAAAGCAGCAGGACACGAGGTTACTGATGAACAAAAGAAGTGTGAGGTTAACGGCATTACAGGCTCTATGGACTGCAAAATCAACGGTATTGTCACTGATGTTAAGTCTGTGTCAACGTATGGGTTCAGGAAATTCAAGGACGGCACTCTGGCTTATGACGACCCGTTTGGATACATTGGTCAAATTAAGGGATATGCGTATGCGGAAGGTGCTACTAAATTCGGATGGTTAGCGATGGACAAACAGAACGGGCATTTGACGTACCTCATGTACGACTCTGAGGATACCCAAGCGCCTGTCCATGATCTTATTAGTTATGACATCAAGGAGCGCATTGACCACGTAAAAAAGTTAGTGGAGCAACCAACCCCACCCGGCGTATGTTACGAGCCTATCGCCGATGGAAAGAGTGGAAACCAGAAACTCGCCGTAGGTTGCTCATACTGTGCATACAAAAAGGAATGCTGGCCGTCCGTTCGCGCCTTCGCTTATTCTACCGGTCCACGTTATTTAGTAGAGGTACACAATGAGCCGAAAGTCCAAGAAATCACCATTTAGAAGCACGTTTGAAGAAGATGTCGCCAAAATACTACAGGAGTTTAACTATGAGCCTTTCACTATTCCTTACACTATCTCTAGGAGCTACCGTCCTGACTTCGTTGATGCTAGCGGTTTATATCTTATTGAGTGCAAAGGATATTTCAGAGACGGAGACACCAAGAAATACACCAGCATCAGGGACAGCCTCCCAGAAGGACAAGAGTTAATCTTTGTTTTGATGCAGCCTAACAAGAGAATACGTAAGGGTGCAAAAATGACTATGGCACAATGGTGTGACAAAGAGAAAATACTATGGTATAATATAGAGACACTACAGGAGTTAATTAGTTATGTCGCTAACGCTAGAGGAAGTTAAGGAACGCCTCTTGAAAACCTTTGATCCGGATGATCTACTAGAGGCCCTACAGATAACCTCAGAACAGATTCTGGACAGGTTTGAGGACAAGCTAATCAACAGACTGGACGTGTTTGAACAAGAGCTAGAGGAGGAAGAAAATGAGTATTGACAACGCTACCCCTGCTGACTGGGATACCTTGACAGCATTGAACAACCTATCTATCAGAAAAACACCTGATCCTGTTGAACGACCTGACCACTACAACAGCGGAGCAATAGAAGCTATAGAAGCAATCAAGGCGTCTATGCCACAGGGAGAGTTCAACGGTTATCTCAAAGGCAACGCGCTGAAGTACCTCTGGCGGTATGATTACAAAGGGAAGCCGGTTGAGGACTTACGTAAGTGTAAGTGGTATATTGAACGATTACTGAAGGAACAAGTACAATGAAAAAATTAATAGTTTTATTGGGTGTTTTATTAGCAGCGCCTGTAGTAGCAGATACCAAGGCATACACACGGATTGAGCAAGGCGGCGAGATAGTCCTGACCGATGAGAAGTGTAAGGACGATGAAACGATGTTGCGTGCGTATTGGTATGACACAGAGCATTACACCGAAGAGGGTTGCTGGCGTGACGATGACCGAACCATCTATGCTAACTGGGATAAGGCCGGTGAGATGCGGTATCGGAAGAAGCGTTTCAAGGTAGCTGATCGCTGGTAGTGGCATATTAAAATTAATAAGGAGTAACAAAATTGGACGCATATCAACAGTACATACACAAGTCACGCTATGCTCGCTACCTTCCAGAGGAGCAGCGGCGTGAGACTTGGGAAGAAACAATCGACAGGTACCTAAACTTCTGGATTGAGAAGGGCAAGTTAACACTCGAAGAAGCTAACGGTATCTTCAAAGACATTCACGACATGGACGTAATGCCGTCTATGCGAGCATTAATGACTGCTGGTCAGGCTCTTGACCGTGACAACGTAGCTGGCTTCAACTGTAGCTACCTACCTATCGACCACCCCAAAGCGTTTGACGAGATGATGTACGTACTTATGTGTGGTACAGGCGTGGGCTACTCTGTTGAACGACAATACGTAAGCAAGCTACCAGACGTAGCAGAGGAATTCCATGATACCGATACAGTTATACATGTCGCCGACAGCAAAATTGGATGGGCTAAAGCTTACAGGGAACTTATTAGCTTGTTGTATTCAGGCCAACTTCCAAAATGGGACGTGTCTGGAGTACGACTTGCAGGGGCAACCCTTAAGACCTTCGGAGGTAGAGCATCTGGTCCAGAGCCTCTTGTCGATCTGTTCAACTTCACAGTCGGCGTCTTTCGGGAGGCTGCTGGACGTAAACTTAGCTCCATCGAATGTCATGATATCTGCTGTAAGATTGCACAGATCGTTGTCGTCGGCGGTGTACGCAGGTCCGCTCTCATCAGTCTGTCTAACCTCACTGACGATAGACTCCGAAGATGCAAGTCAGGCCAGTGGTGGAACGACAATCCTCAGCGAGGACTAGCAAACAACAGTGCGTGTTATACAGAGAAGCCAGACTTCGAGGCATTTTTAAATGAGTGGAAAAGTTTATACGAGTCCCGTTCAGGAGAGCGAGGTATGTTCTCTAGAGTCGCAAGTCAAAAGCAAGCTGCAAAGAACGAACGACGAGATGCTTCCTATGATTTTGGAACTAATCCATGTAGCGAGATCATCTTACGACCTAACCAATTCTGCAATCTATCAGAAGTTGTTGTCAGGGCAGCCGATACGCTCTCAGACCTCAAACGAAAAGTACGTGTTGCGTCTATCCTTGGAACTCTACAGGCTACCTTAACTGACTTCCGTTACCTACGCAAGGTCTGGCAGAAGAACACAGAGGAAGAAGCACTACTAGGAGTATCATTAACAGGGATCATGGATCATCCAACCCTATCAGGAAGGAGAGATAAAGGTGTACTCAAAACGTGGCTTACTGAGCTCAAAGAAGAGGCTATTAAAACTAACGCAGAATGGGCTAACCGTCTTGGCATTAACATTAGCACTGCCATTACTGCTGTTAAGCCTTCCGGCACTGTTAGTCAGTTGGTGGATTCTGCGTCTGGCATCCACCCTAGATACTCAGATCAGTATATTAGACGAGTTAGAGCGGACGCCAGAGACCCCCTCTGTGAAGTCTTAGCGGCAGCAGGAATCCCTGTAGAGGACGACGTAATGTCACCCACTACTAAGGTATTCAGCTTCCCTATAAAATCCCCTGACGGGGCTGTGGTGGCCTCTGAGATGGGTGCAATGGAACAACTTGAGCTATGGGAGATTTATCAGGACTTTTGGTGTGAGCATAAGCCGTCCATGACATGCTACTACCGTGATGATGAATTCCTTGAGGTAGGCCAGTGGTTGTACAACAAGTTCGACAAGATTAGTGGAGTATCGTTCCTCCCTTATTCCGAACATACGTACCAACAGGCTCCTTACGAACCCATAGACTTAGAGACCTATGAGAAGCTTAAGGAGGAATTCCCAGAGACGATTGATTGGAACATCTCTGAGAACTCTGACATGACAGAAGGGTCTCAGCAGTTAGCTTGTACGGGCAACAACTGCGAGTTGTAAACTACAGGGGCCTTAGCGCCCCTTTTCTTCATCCTCCCCTACGAAACGATTTCCTACAAGCATACCTACTCCTGTATTCTGCAACTGTGCTCCTCTAACCGCTCTAGGGTCAGCCTCAAGGCCAGCAACGTCCTCAACAATACTCTTATAACCAGTGCCTCTAGCAGCAACCTCCTGTCTAGCCGGTATATCAACAACACCTGCAATAGTAGATCTTGGTTTTGCTGACTTCAGGTCAAAAACAAGAGGAGGAGTGGCAGAAATTACTCGATTAGGCATTGCTTTTTCTATAACTGCTCCCACTACTGGAACATTCTCTAAGAAATTGTTTTCATCAGAAACAACAACAGTTACTTTACCATTAGGAGTTAATTTAGCTACATAGTTAACACCGCCTTCAGTAATTGCAGTTCCTTGGTAAGAACCTGTTATGTAAAAACCACCATTCTTTTTAACATTCTTTAGTATTTCTGCGTCGGTTTTACCCATTGATGGATGAATGCTTATTTTGGAAGATTGTAGTCCTTCTAATATTTCAACATTTGAAGGGTTTTTGTCAGGACCTATGATTTTTTTTAAGTCAGTCATAGGCGACCCCTTTTTAGTAGCAAAGTCGTAAAGATGGTCTCCTGTTTGTCTTGACGTGGGTGATTTAATGTTAATAGTAGGAGAAGGAGCATCTGCAAGGCTTACACCACCTCTGCCTTTCCATACGTTACCTACGTGCTTACTAAAAAACTCAACGTCTTGTTTTGATACTTCTCCCAGTGAGTCTGCTTCTTTAATAAGACGACCGTACGCCTGTGGTGTGTACTCTACAGTGTCACTAAGATAACTAAGTCTCCTAATGAGATCCAGACCCGACTCTGAAGGGCCTTCAAACCCCACACGCCCCTGAGTCAAGAAACTTTGTTGTCCCTGTGATATAACTTTTGATGTGTCTCTTCCTGAAACACCCTTGGGTTT